GCACAGGGATGGGAAGCCATTCCCAAGGCATCAATATACCTACCCCGACACGCCAGAAGGTCGCGCACAGGCCGAACACGATATGGAAAGAATCAAACAATATGTCACAGATTACGAACAAAGTGCAACTTCTCGAAAACGCTCTCGCTAGCTATCAAGCGGCGGCGAACGAGTTGATTGCTGAACTAAAACGCCAGCGCAATGATTTGCTGGAGGAGAACGCGATGCTGCGAGCCGACATCGCCAAGCTCGACAACTTTTTAGCCAACCAAGATGAATAATTCAACCTGGCGCGGATACCCGCTGCGGTGCTGGCCTAACCATCAGGACGATTGCTATCGGTGGGATTGGGAGATCCAGATCGATGGACGGTGGCTTGAGATTGTTACGCAGGCGACTCGGTTCGTTGAGTCGGAGGCGGAGGAGAGTTTAAGAAGGCATCTTGACAAGAAGCGCAAATTGCAATAGACATTGCACACGGGCCGTCAGAAAGCCTTTTCACAAATGCGACAACATTTCACCCTTCACGCCGACCGGAGCCTAACGCATGGGCCAATTTCTGAACCGGAAGGCGTGGAGGGTTTTTATATATGAAACAAAAAAATGAATGCCTATCTCAAATTCCTTGAAGGCAAGCGGCACTCGATCGGTGAATTTGGATTCAATGCAAATTACATTCCAGAAATTGCATTCGATTTCCAAAAATTCATAATCGAAAAAGCCGTTAGAAAAGGCCGGATGGCGATCTTCGCGGATACCGGCTTGGGCAAAACCCTAATTCAACTATCCATCGCAAAGAACATCATCGACCACACGAATAAAAATGTTTTGATTCTGACGCCGTTAGCCGTCGCCTTTCAATTTATTGTCGAGGCTGAAAAGTTGGGGATTGATGATATCGAGTATTCCAAGGATGGGAGGTTCACAAAGAAGATGGTTATTTGCAACTATGAGCGGCTGCACTATTTTGATCCAAAGAATTTCGTTGGCGTAATTCTTGACGAGAGCAGCATCCTAAAAAACTTTGACGGAAAGATAAAAGGCCAAGTCACGGCCTTCATCAAAAAAGTCCCGTATCGATTCCTATCCACGGCAACCCCAAGTCCAAACGATTTTATCGAACTCGGCACAAGCTCGGAGGCGCTTGGTTATCTTGGCTACATGGATATGCTAACCAAGTTTTTTAAGAACAATCAAAACTCGATTGATTCTAACAATAGAAACATCGGCGAGAAATTCTATCTTAAGCCGCACGCCGAAAAGGATTTTTTTGCGTGGGTAAATCAATGGAGCATTATGGTGAAAATGCCGAGCGACATCGGCTTTTCAAATGATAGATACGCGCTGCCGCAGCTTATCGTGAATAAACATGTGATTCAAAATCAATCTTTGCTTGATGCTTCCGGGCAAATTCAAATATTCACGCCAATAGCCAAATCAATGACAGAGGTTCGCCACGAACAAAAGCAAACAGAAGACAAGAGGTGCGCGAGGGCTGTAGAATTGGCGGCTGGCAAGACTTCTGTTTATTGGTGCAACACCAATAATGAGAGTGAAATCCTAAAGCAATCTGACGCCGAGGCCGTGGAGATTATTGGGAGCCAATCAATTGAAAATAAAGAGGAAATCCTGATGGCGTTCTCGCGCGGCGAAATCAAGCGCATCATCACAAAGGCCAAAATGACAAGCTTCGGACTAAATTGGCAGCATTGCAACCATTCGGTATTTTTTCCGACATGGAGCTACGAGCAGTATTATCAAGCCATTCGCCGCTTCTGGCGATTTGGGCAGAAAAAAGATGTCACGATCGACATTGTGATTTCAGATGGACAAACCAGAGTCATGGAGGCTCTACAACAAAAAACAGATAAGGCAATTCAGCTATATAAAAACCTGACAGAAAATGTGAACAGAGAGTTCACAATAATCTCGAAAGAGTTCAACAAACAAATCATCAAACCAAAATTCCTATGATCAAAGACCAAGAAATCACCAAAAGTTATGCAATCTATAACGGAGACTGCATGGATGTGTTGCCGCAACTTGACGCAGAAAGCGTCGATCTTTCTGTTTATAGTCCGCCATTTGCTGGGCTTTACAACTATTCAAGCTCAGAGCGGGATTTTTCAAATTGCGAAAACAAAGAGCAATTTTTGGAGCAATACAACTTCCTTATTGCGGAGATGTCGCGACTCACAAAGCCAGGCAGAATCAACGCCGTCCATTGCACCGATGTGTTTGACAATACATGCCGCCTGTGGGATTTCCCGCATGAGATAATCAAAATTCATGCGGCCCATGGCTTTGAATATCGCAACCGAATCACGATCTGGAAAGAGCCGCTAAAGGTGCGGATGCGCACGATGGTTCAATCGTTAATGCACAAATTTATTGTAGAGGATAGCACTCGGTGCTTTACAGCGATGCCGGATTATGTGTTGATCTTTACAAAGAAAGGCGAGAACAAGGTGCCGGTGAAGCACCCCTACGGGATAAATCACTACGCTGGTGAAATCCCGATCCTGCCAAACATTCTTCGGGCTTGGAATAATGCGAACTCAACAGATTTCAACGAGGAGGAATTGTGGAAGCACTTAAACGCAACCAACAAGGAAAACGAAATAACCAAGCTCAATCACTACATTTGGCAGCGGTATGCGTCAAGTGTTTGGGACGATATTCGGATTGATAATGTCCTGCCATTTCGCGATTCAAAAGAAGAAGATGATGAGAAGCATGTTCATCCACTACAGCTTGATGTCATCGATCGGCTAATTGAGCTTTATTCAAACCCCGGCGAGGTTGTCCTGACGCCATTCATGGGAGTCGGCAGCGAAGTTTTTAGTCCTGTTTCAATGGGCAGAAAGGCGATTGGGGTTGAACTAAAAGACAGCTATTTCAAACAAGCCAAAATCAATCTTGCCGAGGCCGCGAAGCGATTTAAATCGAATGCGCCAGTGCAAGAAAATTTGCTTTAGGATTCCCCGCAATGGACAAAATAGAAGAAGCCCGCGCCAAGTTGCCGTTGCCGGAACTCATGCGCGAGATGGGCTACGGCGAATTCGCCAAGTCGAGCGTGAAATCGCCATTCCGAGACGAGAAATCGCCGTCATGGGGAATATATGAGAAGGCTGGGCGATGGAAATTTCTTGACCACGGAACCGGCGAGGGCGGGGATGAAATTGATTTCATCGAACATGTCGAGAATATCGACCGCAAGGCTGCGATTGAGCGGTTTTTGGCGATGGCAGGCATCGAGCGTCAAGAGAAAAGGCCGCCTGCGACGAAGTATTCGCTCAACGGCTCAAAGACTAATTCTAAATCATGGGTCGAGTGCCAGGCGCAAGCCGATGACGCATTCCTTCAAAAGCTCGCAGACGAGCGCAAGATCAGCGTCGAAACGATGCGCTGGGCCAAGGAGATTGGCATTCTGGGGCGCTGTGGCGATCACCCAGCATTCAAATGCGGCACAGGATACCATTTCCGCGTCGAGGATGGAGGATGGCGCTTTGAGCCAAGGGGGATCGCCAACGAGGCGCTTGTTTTCGGCAACAAGGACTCGAAGGAGGTGTATGTTTTCGAGTCGCAGTGGGACGCACTCGCCATTGCACACTCTGTAGGCATTGACGCAGCCGCTACAAAGCTCTGGGTTGTTACTCGGGGAGCCAGCAATGGAAAGCTCGCCGCGCCTTATGCCGAGAAACGCACGATCATTGCATTTCCCCAGAACGATGCGCCAAAGAGCAACGGGAAGGTGCCGAGCGAGGAATGGATGGCTGACATCATCGATTCCTGCGCCAAAGGGCTTGTCTTGCGGGTCGAAATCCCAAGGCCACACAAGGACGCTAATGATTGGGTGGAAGAGGGCGCTACGAGGCAGGAAATCATCGCAGCGATCCGATCCGCAGGCGATCCATTGCTTTCCAGCGTTGAGATGCAGACCTTCTCTGATCTTTGGAAATACAAGCCCGAAGAGGATAAAACCGTCCTGCTCGGCAACCGCTGGGTTTGCCAAGGTGGGCAGCTTTTACTTGTCGGGCAATCCGGCATCGGGAAATCATCTCTCACCGTGCAAGCCGCAATGACTTGGGCGCTCGGGATGCCGTTCTTTGGCATCGTGCCAGTACGGCCCCTTAAGAGCCTATTCGTGCAAGCCGAAAACGATGGCGGGGATATGGCCGAGATCGTGCAAGGTGTAATGCACCATGTCATCTTAAATTCCAAGATGCCGATGGATGAAGCGGCCAAAATGCTGCAAGAGAATGTGACATTCGCCCGCGTCACGGCCCAAGTCTCTGATGATTTCGTCAAGGTGGTTGGGCGGCTGCTTGACCGCCATGGAGAGCGTGATCTTGTCTTTGGCGATCCCCTTCTTTCCTATGTCGGCGGGGATATTTCGAGGCAAGAAGTCATGTCGCATTTTCTTCGGCAGCTTTGCAACCCACTCGCATTCCAACGCAAGTTTGCTTGGGTGTGGAGCCACCATACCGGCAAGCCACAGAGCGACAGCAAGGCGAGATCGCATTGGAATACGAACGACTTTGCCTACATCGGAATGGGAAGCTCGGAGCTAACGAACTGGGCGCGTGCAATCGCCGTATTGCAGACAACGAAGCACGAAGGCATCTTTAGGCTACTCCTTGCCAAGCGTGGCAAGCGGGCCAATGTTGTCGATGAGTTTGCGCAGACAGAGACAGAGATCATTCTGAAGCACGCCGACGCGGGGCTTCATTGGGAGCCGGCAATAATCCCCGAAGACGAGCAGGAGGCGGCAAAGGGGCCAGGGGCACCGTCAAAGATCAACGAACTCATCTACGCTGAAGTGTGCGCATTCAAAGAATCCTGGACAGGCACGACAAAGCAACTCTGGATCGAAGTGAAAAAGAAGTGGGGGATTGTGGGCAAAACATTCAAAAACTATGAGAAAAAACGGCA